CTGGCCGTCCTGTTGTGCCGCGTCGATGGTGAACGAGCCAGCGGTGAGCGTGAGCTGTCTGATTTCAGTCATTGGATACATCTTCTCTGATTGAGCTGGGGGCGTCCACGAGTGGCGAATCCACGAGTTCGTTGTCGCCCAGGTAGTCGTCTAGGTCGAATTCGATGTGGCGACCGCGGGGGATCACGTTGTCGCCAGAAAGGGTCTCTTGTAGACAGTCGATATAAGGCTTCGCCCCAAATAAGTAAAGGTCTTGGCGGGCTTGGAGCGCGTTTTGGTATGTCATCCCTGTCCCTGTCGGCGCTCCGACGAGGTAGGGCGGGATGTTCGCGAGGCGGGCCAGCTCGAGGGCTTGGTATTGTCTCGCCTCGACTAATTGGAGTTTGCTGGGGTCGCTGTTGAACTCCTTCCATTCGACGAATTCGTTGAGTGCGCCGATCGCGTTGTTGCGTCGGGCGGCGGCCCATCCGGCCGCTAGTTCACCCAAGTCCTCGGCGCTCATCGGTTCACCGCCGCGCTGTTGGAGGTATCCGGCGGCGATTTCGTTGGTGGAGAATCGGCGTGCGGCCTGGTCGAGTTTGTAGGCGGTATCCATGGCCTGCGCTCCGGTGAACACCATCCCCATGATCGGCGACAGGAATTGGATCACGTTCTCATTGGGGAGGGTGACGCCATTGAATTCGACCTCATCGGCGGCCGTGTAGAACTGTGGGCCCACCTGATCGGGTGTTTCGACGTTGGCGATCGGGAGCCATTGGAAGCTGGCGGGGAAGCCGGTGGAGTATCTCGAGGTGACGTACCAGAACGCTCGGCCGTAGAACAGCAGGTCGCTGAAGGTGTTCGCCATCAGGAAGTTGCGGGTCACCTTGGGGTCGGGGCGGGTGAACCAGGATTCGCCACGGATGTACTGCTTGTCGTATTCCTGCTCGGTTTCGTTCCACACGAGCTGGTATTGCACCAGGTCAAGACAGCCGATCATGGAGGCGATCAGGTCGCGGGCTCGGCTGATCGTGGGCAGTTGAAGCGCCCTTAGTTCAGCCGTGTTGGTCATGTACATGTACGGCTGACTGATAATGGACGAGGCGTTGCCCACAGCGCCCTTGACCTCGGCACCAAAGGCCGGAGGCGTGGTCTTACGGAAGATGCCCATGAGTCTCGCGGGAGTCTCCCACGACCGTTCTGATGGCGTCTAGGAGTATCCGGCCGCGAACGCTGGCTTCTGTTTCGACGCTGGTTTGGAGGCCATGGCCGCGGCCCAGATCATGCACCGGCACAGTTCGATCGGGCCCGGTGATTTCTGGGAGCTGACGACCACGGTTGATTGGGTCTTGACAAGCACCGCGCGCTGGACGTGCTCGGAGAGGGCGACCGATCCGTCGTGCCATAGGCGGCCTTCGGTGATCATGGATCGGACGACGGAGGTGTAGCGGGCCAGTTCGCCGTAGCCGACTGTCTCGGTTCGGCGGCGTAACGGAAGTGGGGTGTGGAGCTCGAGGCCGGGAGTGATCGCCAAGGTGACTTTAGGGTCGGCCATGATCCGCTCGATTTCGGCCCACATGGCATCCTCTTTCTCGACCACGAATTCGACGTGGGCGATGACGCCACCATCGATCGGAACGCACCTGACTCCGACGTAGCGGGACTCATCGATTGAGCTGTCGACGGCCAGGACGCCTCCGGCCGGTACTTCGGCGTCGGCGTAGCGGGCCGTCCACAAACCGACAGGAAGCCAGGACTTAGCGGCGCTGACCCAAAGGTTCAGGTGGGCTCGGAGGAAAGCGGCTTGATCGCCGCCTTCGGCTTGGGCCTCGAGAGCGGCCCAGTCGATCGTGGTGCCGAGGGCCGGATTGGCCCAGGGCCAGTAACGGCGGTCGGCCGGGTCGACCTCGGGCATTGACCATTCGGCGAAATACAGGCGGGAAGATCGGCCGGCGTCGATCGCGTTGATCGCCTGCTCCCGGAGCCTGATCATCGTGGCCGAACCTTCGTCGCCGGCCGTGCTCCACATGGACATGAGCGGGTTTCGGCGGGCGATCATCGACGGCCGGAGCGCATCGAACACCACGCTCGGCGTGATGTCCCAAATCTCATCGATCAGGATCAGGTCGAGGGTGAGGCCGTGCACGTTGTCTTTGGCGGCCACGACCTTGATCGTCGACTGATCGGGCATCGTGCACTGGAAATGGCCGGACGTCCACTTCGCCTCGGCTCCGTGGTGAGTCTCGAGGTACTGCACGATCTCGCGGTACATGGGGATCGACCTGTCGAGCTTGTTGGCAACGATCAGCACGTTCTGTGGGTGCCCGCGCCGGCGGGCCTCCTCCACCAGCCACCAGGCCGCCAGCGACTTCAGGGCGAAGCTCTTGCCGTTCTGGCGTGCCGTACTGACCAGCGCCTCACGAAACAGAAAGTCCCCATTGGCGTCGAGGGCGAGCTGATCGGTGATCGCCCGCTCCTGCCACGGCATCAGCTCAATCCCCATCCTCGACCGAGCAAACTCGGCTTGGGCAGGGCCAAGACTCAATTTCGCATCGACCGGCGTGACCAGCCTCGGCTCAATCCGTCCCGAGAGGGCTCTGTAGTCCTCTGTGAGGCCCGATCCGTCCGAATCCGACTCCTTACCGCAGATCACAGAATGGGGGCTCGGGGTGAGCTCTTGGTGATCCAAAAACTTCTTGGGTTCCATTGCGCCCTTGCGGGCTTGGATTCGTTGGGCTGTCTTGCGGTTGACGTGGCGTGCTCCTCGGCTGGCGTTGCATTTGGCGCAGGAGGGGACGAGGTTGTCGAGGCTATGGTCGCCGCCTTGGTCGAGTTCGATGAGGTGGTCGGCTTGGGTGGCTTTGGCTGTTCCGCACCAGTGGCAGTCGGGGTCACCTGCGAGGATGGATCGCCGGTTGCGTTGGTATTCGGGGTCTTTGTATCCGGCCACTGTGGATTTCCTCTTTGAGTTAGAACCAGTTCTATTAGTTCAGTATTTACTTTCTCAGTACTTACTAAGCGTGCGGGAAAACCGACGTTCGGAAAACCTGACTTCGGCTGGGGATAACTTGGCTAGTTGTCCCCAGGTTTATCCACAGGCTGGGGTTGGTCGAATACCACGGTGTGAGTTGTCCATTGGCCGCTCTGGTTCTGCTTCTTGATGCGTTTGACGTAGCCGTGCCTCTCGAGCTCCTGAAGGCCCGATCGGACGGCGTGGATGCCTTCGGGTGATACCGAGGCCAGGTGGGCGACCGAGGTGCGCCAATGGTCAGGCTTCGACAGCAGGTAGATCAGGATGCCTCGGGCCTTCCACGACAGCTGATCGTTGTCGATCAGCTCGTTGTGAACGACCGAGTAGTTCAGGTGCGGGCGGGCGCTACGGACAATCATGGATGACCACCTCGTCATGGCTTTTCACGGAACCAGTCTCCATGAGGAATTCAATGAAATACCCCTCATCATCTTGCTGGTTGTAACGCCAAGCCAAGGCGAATTCGATTTCGATTTCTCCTGGCATGCCAAGTTCTTCCATTTTTTGCGGTGTGGCAAATGGAATCCAAATGTATGACTTGTCTTTCATCACAATTCTCCTTCTTCCATACGTCGGATGCGTTCGACATTCGACCGGACTCGGGCCTGAAAGTTCGCATTATCACGCTGAACCGCTTCCACCAGGACAGTCAGCTCGTCGTACTGCGTCATGCGGAACGCCAGCTGGTCGCGCAGGCGTTGGTTCTCTATCTCGAGGTCGTGGATGCGGGCGTCACGCTTGTGTATCTCATGCGTGGCGAGCTCCATGGCCCTGGTGGCCTCTGTGAGCTGTCGGATCAGGTGTTCCATGTAGCTAGTTCCTTTCATGGGCTAGGCGTTGCTTGATGGCCGAAATGTCCTTGGGTCGCCAAATGTGGACTTCTTGGCCTGCTTCTTGGAGTGCGGCGATCCAGCGATCCTGTGCTTCGCTGGTGCGGCCGATCGCCGACTTCAGCTCGACGAAGATCGTGTGGGGGCCACGGACGAGCACGAGGTCGGGGAAACCGGCGTCGCCTTGGATTGGGGTGGCCCAGCGGCCGGAGGGCATTTGGGCTGGGCGGGTGTGGTGGACGAGCCAGCCGTACAGGTGGGCGAGCTCGACCACCGCGTTCTGCAAGGCTTTTTCGTTGATCTTGAACACTTGACCGAGGTCGCGTTCGGGTTTAGTCATCGGCTTGGCTCTTTCGGGTCGTGAAGAATCCATCGAGGTCAGGGTAGAACTTCATGATTTCCCGGGCATAGAACGCTCGGTAGTCGTTGTTGAGTTTGAGTTGGCTAGTCGGGTCGTCGGTGCGGAGCGTCCAGTCGTAGCGCAACACTTCCCACAGGGCCGCGATGCCGTAGTGGTGGATGCCCTTGTCCTTGAGGCGGCGGGCCATGACGACGAGGTGTTGCATCACCCATGGGTTTGCGTGGTGGAAGGCTTGGAAGCGGTCGCGTGCCGGTTCGTCCGAGTCCAGCATCGTCCAGTCGAATGAGAGCTGTGCCATCAGAACGGTTCTTCCTCGTCGGCGTGCTCGAGCATCGTGGCCGCTTTCTTGAGGCCGTCGATGATGGCCGAGGCTTCGCGCTTGTCGCGTGGGGTGGGCCCGCTGTAGCCGAGCGAGCGCAGGAGGCCCAATTGGGCTTTGCTGGGGCCATCCGGTGCGGCGCTCCCTAATTCGGCTTTGCGTGGCTCCTGGAGGCTTCTAGGGGCGTCTGACGGGTCACGGCGGGCATCAACCTCGTTCTGGGAGGCGATCGCCTTGTCGATTCCGAAACCGAGGTAGCCGAGCGCACGTCCGAGGGCCGACGTCATGCCGACCATGAGCTCGCTGTTCTTGGTGTAGGGCGTGAGGCCGGGTAGTGGTTCCCATGCGGAGCCGATGATCGGCCGCTGGTCGTCCGGCGTGAGGTAGACGGCGACTTCGCAAACCAGGAAGTCGTGCGTGACGTCGTTGCGTTCGATCCTGTAACCGCGTTCGACGACGCGCAGGTCGGGGTATTTCTCGAGAGCCATGCGAAGCCGGGTCGGAACGTCGACGTAGCCGTCAAGGTATTTGTTGGTCATGTTTCCTCCTGTCGTTGAGGGTTTAGCGTCTGTTTATCACACGGGTGCGCGCAAGTTTCCATCTTTCGGTTTCGGTTGTGCCGCCGTAGATGCCGGGGAGCGTGATGTACCGGCCCCGCACGAAGCTCATGGCGTAGTCGAGGCACTGTTGCTTGACCGGGCAAGTCGCACAGATCGCTTTGGCTCGACTGATCTCGTTTTTCAGGTGTGGCCCTGGCATGGGGAAGAACCAGTCAACCGGCTGGTCGAGGCATCCGGCCCGGTCACGCCAGGTCAGGGACGGCCAGAATAGGTCGTCCACGGGAGGAATCCGTCACCATGTCGATCGAGGCTGTAGTGGTAGATCGCCAAGGCTGCCTTGACGCATTTCGTCGGGTCGGTGAGGAGCTCGGCGTGATTGTCGGCGATGCCTTGGGCCTTGAGCCAGTTCGGCGGGTTCGATCCCTGGGACGACCAGAAGGTGTTGATTTGGAAGGCGCAGTGGTCGGGGCCGGAGTCGGCGTCGGCTTGACAGCGGGACTCGCGCCACATGATTGTCAGGGCGGTCGCCAGGATGTCTGGGTCGGCGGGCCAGCCGACCTCAAGGAGAAGCGGGAGCCATTCGTAGCAGACATGATCGGCCGGTAGGAGCGGTGGCGCCCAAGTGGTCGTCGTGCTGGTTGTGGAGCTGGTGGTGCTCGAGGTCGTGGCGGGTGGGTCGGTGATCGTGACGTAGGTGACCTGCGACGGCGGGTCGGTTACGACGGGTAGCGGTTGGGCCGCATCGTTGGCTCCGTCGATTGACCATGCGGCCAGAATGACGAAGGTGGCCGTGAGGCCAGCGAGGAAAGGTTTCATGTTGCTCCTGTCTGTCGGGAACCAGGGGTCACCCTGGGTCTACCGAATCAGTCGGGCATCGTCAATTCTTGTTTTTCTTTCCGATAATCGGATCGACCGGAAGTCCCTGCTTGGCGGCGATTCCGTTGCCTATCGAGTATCCGATCACTGCGCTGAGCAGGCCGATTCCAGCGTCCTGCGAAATGGAGTCGGTGACCATCAGGACGGTGATGCAGACGAGGCCCACGAGCGCGATCAGGGCTTTCGACGGGTTGGCGACGTTCACTTGTTCTCCAGGGTTTCAGCGATCTTGTCGAGAATCTCGGTGAACACCTTGTCCACCCTGTCGGGACTGGCGGCCATGGTAGGGCTGATTTCGTAGTGAGTCCACTGGCCTCCCTTCCCGATCGTTGGTTGGGAGTAGACGCGCCAGCCGGACAGCTTGCCGCCGGTATCGCGGTTGCATCGGTAGGCGGCTCCGAAACCTCGGGTCGGTATCCAGTAGCCCTGATAGTCGTGGATCGCTTCGACCTCGAGTTTGTCGCGGAAGAAGTAGAGGAAGTCGATGGCCCGCTTGATTTGGTCGGGTGTGCCACCCAGGTCGGCCGCTCGGCCGGTCGCGTGAACCGAGAGGCCGGTGCCGCCGCGCACGTTTCGGTTGGCGTAGATACCGAGCGATTTCATGCCGAACAGAAAGACCATCAAATCTTGGAACCGTTTGGTACCTGCTCGAGCACTCTTGGCTGGGTCGGTGTTGCCGGTGTATGGCCTCATGGTTCTCCTACTTGAAGGGCGGGCCGCCGATCCATGCGACCAGACTGTACCGAGTTCCGCGGGTGACAGGTTTGACGCGGTGGAGCGTGTAGGCCGGAAAGAAGGTGACCATCCCGCGTTCTCTGCGGATCGTTTCGTCCTTGCGACCGAACTTGAGTTGAAGTTCACCGCCGTCGTAGTCGGCTGGGTCGTTGAGTTGGATCGAAACGGAGAGTTTGCGGGTGGCGGTCAGGTAGCCGCGATCGATGTGCCAGTGGTAATGCTGGCCGGGTGCGGTGTAGCGGGTGAACTGCAATCCTTGGTTGAGGCCGTCTAGGTCGAACTGGAAGAATTGGCGGTTTATTTCGTGGGCGGCTCCGGCGATCCGCGTGAACACCCAGTTCGTGAGTTCGTTGGGGAATAGGAATTGGACGTGGCTGTTGCGGTTCTTGTCGGATTGGATTGGGCCGTAGGTGCTGGCTTTGTCGAGTTCGGTTTGGGTGCCGATGCGGATGATGGCGTCGAGCTCGTCGTCGGTGAATAGTTGGGTGCGCCATGCCCAGTTCTCGACGTGATCGACGACAAGGGGCCAGCCGCCGCCTCCTCGGGTCGGATCGGGTTTCGCTGGGAGGCTGGTGGTGATCTTGGGGCGGTCAGTCGAGCGTGCCACGGAAACCCTTTGGGACGAAATGGAAGAAAGCGAGGTCGGCGGTTCCGAGACTGGGCGTGGGCCGGTAGTGCCATGCGTTCGTGCCCGAGTAGCACACCGCATCGTTCGGTTTGAGTAGGCAATCTGTCCAGGTTTGGCGGGCGATCACCGCGTCGATTTCTTCGCTGGTTTGCGGATGCCTGACAGGTTGTTTATCGCGTTCTTTGTCGCTCATTTGTCGGCCAATGCGGATCGGCCACGGGTGTTTCTGCTCCTGCTGGATCAGGTAATCGATTGTGTACCGGCATTGGGGCCGGTCAATGTGCAGTGGGCATCGGCCGCCTCGGTCGTACAGCGACAGGAATACGTAGGACGGTTTGACTTTCTCGCCGAATAGAGCTGACGCCTGGTCGGTGAGCTGGCGGTGGATGTCGACAAGAAATGGCAGATTGTGTGCGTACCGTCGACCGAATTTGTTCGGGTTGTCGGGGTCTTTGCGGTCTGATCCCAGGGGAAACAATGGGACGTATTCGTTGACGTACCGTCGGATGGTTTCGTGGGTTTCGTTGTCGAACAGGTCGCGAGCGATGATCGGGCGGTCAACGTAAGTTTTCACGCTACTCCTGAGGGTCGGGCTCCTCGAGTGGAACTGGCACCCAGGTTAGCGATTCCTCATCCCAGCTGTATTGATTTCCGTCAGCGGGGGGATTAACGTTGTAGAACACATCGAGCGTCGAATCGTATTTGTTTCCGATCGCGGCGTATTGGCGTCGAAAATTGCCGTTGTATGAGGTTTGCACCCATGGGCCTGCACCTGCGACGGATTCGCAAATTGAGATGCCAAGTGTTTCTTGCTCGATGCCGTCGTCGTTCGTAATGTCAGCATTTGAGATGACGATGACTTGGGTAACTGTGTTATCGGCGTCAAGTTGTGCGAAGTGTGCCATTAGGTCAACCACCTGATGATGACTCGGCCGGAACCACCTTGGGTTGATGGTGCCGGTGTGCCGGTCGATCCGCCGCCTCCGCCGCCACCTGTGTTTGCCGTGCCGTCTTGTGCGTACCATGAGGTCGGGGCAGCAGGCGATCCTGGGTAGCCGTTGCCTCGCCCTCCCCCACCTGAACCACCGGAACCGGCCGCGTCATAGAACGGAGGACTAGGGTCCGTGCCTTCCCCACCTCCTCCGCCTGCAAGAGTAATTGATGTTCCTGTGATCGTTGTGCTCAAACCTGCGCCACCGGAACCGGCCGCCGTGGGGCTTTTATTACCACCAGCTGCTCCGGCTCCGCCGCCACCAGCGTTGAACGCCAGTGGGTTAGGAACTGACGTGGAACCGCCTGGATTTCCTTGCGGGGGAGAAGTAGGCGGGGTGTTGCCCGCGGCACCTGCGATAGGAGTCAATGGAGGGGTCAAATCAAAACCGGCTCCGCCGCCGGAACCACCGGAACCTCCGCTGGAATTGAATAAGCCGCCCGCGCCGCCTCTGCGCGAGGTAATGGGGCCGAACACCGAGTCTGAACCACCGCCGCCGACTGTGACGGTGTATGGGCCAGCGGCTAAAGCTGGGAGGGTTCCTGAACGGTAGCCACCGGCTCCGCCGCCACCAAGTGATCCGGCTCCGCCACCAGCGACCACCACATACTCGATGTCTTTGTTTCCTCCGACAATGGTGACGGTTGCCGAGGCCGTGAAATCTACACCTGAATAGGAGCCTGTCGTAAATGGTGATCCGGCAGGAACAGGCGACCAGGTAAGAGTAAATGTTTCACCGACGGCCGTTGCGGCTTTGGCGGCGAAAATCATGAGGCCAGGTTTCCGAACGCCACCCATTCGTCGGTGGCAATCTTGATAATTCCGGCGACGCCGTATTGTCCGTTGATCTTGTTTTTTGATCCTTGGGCCCGAACTGTGGTCGTGCCTGGGGTGACAGCCACTATTGAGGTTTGGCCTGCGCCAGCCTGGTAGATCAGGATTTGGGTGCCGATCGGGAACGCGACCGAAGCGTTCGTCGGGATCGACAAGTCGTTGGCGCTTGCCACGTTCATTTGGATGAGCTGTGCCGCGTCGGCCAGGACAAGCGTGTAGGAGGCGGTTTTGGCGGTTTGGACGACAGCGATGGCCAGGTCGTTGACGCCTTCGGTGATCGAGTTGACGTTGGCGGCGGTGAGGATGTCGCCGTCGACGTAGGCTTCGGATAGCGGATAGGTAGCCATGGTTCTCCTAAAGTGTATTGGTTCCGAGCACCCCGAATTCGGTTGATCCGAGGATGAAAGCTGTGGATAGCGGGTAGGCGGTCGTGAACCTGGTTGTCCAGGTTTCGGGGGTGATGTCCGATTCGTGGCCTTGGACGGTGACGCGGAGCGTGATGCTGGTGCTTCCGGCCATGGTCTTGTTGACGATGATCGGTTGGCCAATTTCGAGGGCGAGGCCGGGTTCGACTCGGGTGCTGTCGGAGCTCATGTCGAGGGTGAGCGAGTCGACGCGCAGGCGGGGGTTCTTGCGGTAGTTGAGGATTTGGCCGGCCCTGGTGAGGGCAATCGAGTTGGTTTCCATCATCAGGCCGGAACGCTGATAGGAGCGCAGGAAGTAGTTGTCGATGCTGGTGGCGTCGGAAACGGTTTGGGGTTGGCCGGATAGGCGGGTGAGGGTGACTTGGTTGGCGAGTTCGGTTTCGTCGAAGTTGATGTCGATGTCTTGGTAGGCGATGTCGGTGCCGTCGTCGGAGAATTCGTAGGCGGTGCCGGAGGCGATTTGGGAGAGGCGGCCTCGGCTGTAATAGGTGGCTGTTCCGTCGTGTTTGATGAAGAAAGCGCCGAGGTCGGATTGTTCGATGGTTTGGATGGCGGCCAGGGCTGATCGGGAGTCGCCTGGGTCGCCCTCAAGTTCGGTATCACCATCGTCGATGTCGCGGAGGGTGTTGGGCCAGCCGATTTCGTTGAGGATGAGATTGATGCGTTCGCCAGGGAGGTCTTTGTTGGCGGCCCCGGTGACTGTCGTGATGTTGGCGAGCTGGAGGAGTCGGAAGGCGTCGATGGCTTGGACGGTGACGCGGGCGTAGTCGACGGATTGGTCATCCCAGGTGTAGTCCCAGCTGGTGATGTAACCGGAGAAGATGAAGTAGGTGGTCGAGTTGTAGACGGTGAACACCTGAATTTGGCGCATGGGGAGGATTTGGCCGTAGTAGGGGCCGGAGCTGTTCGCTGGGTTCCAATCGCCATTGAAGTCGAGGAATTCGACGATGGCGGTGCCAGGTGTGTATTCCTCAAACATTCGGTCGCGGCCGTGGCGGGTGGCGATCCTGGTGACCTGCTCGGTGATGTCGATTGCTCCGGGGCCGCCGCCGAGCTCGTCGACGCCTAGTTCGCCTTGAGTCAATGATCCGAGAACGAAAGCGTCGCCGAACGATACGCCATTACCGAGGCGAATTTTGACGATCGGGAGGCAGGGCAGGGTCATGTGTTCTGATAAATGAGTTGGTTGCCGTTGCGCTGAGAGTCGACAAGACCTTTACGGATTTGCTCAATTAGGTCTTTGGAGCTGATGACCGAGCCCTGGACGTTGACGACGACGGTGTTGCCTTCTCGTCGCCCTCCAACGGCCAGAAGGCCGCTTTCGATCGCGTCGCGATACATCTTGGTTGGGTCGGCACCTGGTTTCATTTGGCCGCCCTCTCGAGGGGGCTTCGTTCGACGGCCACCGCCTGCTATGCGGGGTGCACGTGCACCTGGGGCGAGTGGGTTTGGGATGATGTCCTGGTAGATCGGTTCGCCGAACACTTTCTCGAGAAGAGCCTTGGCTTCGTTGACGAGTCCCTGGTTCAACAGGGTCAGGATTTCGACCTCGATTTCGTCGGGGATCATGTCCTCCATTTGTTTGACGAACCGGGCGATGGCCTCGATTTGTTCGTCAAGAGCCACCTCGATTTGGGCGATGGCTTCGGGGCCGTCCTGACCGAACACTTCGGCCATCTTCCGGTTCGCCTCGTCGAAACGGTCGTTCAGATTGCGCCATGCTTCCCGCTGGTTCAATTCGCCGAGGAGTGCGGCCCAGCCTTCCTCGAGGTCTTGGGTGAGTGCCCATTGTTCGCCCATGACCGAGTTGAGCTGTTCGGCGGCTCGGCGTGAGCTGTAGTAGGCGTCCCACGATTCCTTGAGGGTGGTGTTGAGCTCCTCGTGGGCCCTGTAGGCGTCGATGGCGGCTTCTAGGCCGTCGCCTGACAGGTAGTCGCCGACCGCCTTGAACGGCTTCAAGACGGCCTTGGTGACGTCGATGATGGTGTTGATGACGCCCACCAGGTCGCTCAAGATCGGGATGATGGCTTCGCCGACCGACAGGGCGAATTCTTCGCCGCGATCCTTGAGCTCGTCCAGGGCCGCTCGGAAGTCGCGGGCCTTTCGCAACTCCTCCTCATCGATGACCTTGGCTTCCCCGACCGAGGCAAGGCTGGCCTCAAGAGTCGATGAGCCCTGCTGGATCAGTTCGGCCATGTCCTGCCAGCCTCGGCCCAGGGTCTTGGCGGCCAGCTCGGCCCGCTTCGTCGGGTCCTCGATCTTCTTGAGGGCGTCGATCGTGTTGAGAAACGTCTTGTTGACGTCGACCGCACCGGATGAGGTGTAGGCGATTTCGGAGCCGAGTTCACGCCATGCGGGGGCGTTCTCGCCGATCGCTTTGCTCATAAAGGTGAGCGATTTCTGGACGCTCATCGCTTCGACTCCGACGTCGCCAGCGACTTCAATCCAGCGGGACGATTCTTCGACGGAAAGGCCGGTGGCGTCTGCGAACTTTCCGGCGCTGATCGCGAGGTCTTGGAAGTCGCCGACGGCTTTGATGGCGAATCCGGCGATCGCGGCTCCTCCGGCGGCGGCCAATCCGACGGCGTTGGCTTTGATTCCGTCAAGGGCGGCCATGCCTCCGGCCTTGAATTTGCCCATGCCGCCTTCGGCTTCGGCGACTTTCATGCGGAAGTTATCGAACGCACCTTGAGCCGATTTCAAGCCTTTGTCGGCGAATTCGGTGATGATGGGGATGTTGATTGCCATTAGGCGCTCCGATAGGTGTTCTTGAGATCGCGATTCATAATCGTTTCAACACGGCGCACAATAGCCAGCGTTTCGCGTTCAATCTCGGGGAGGGCATCTTCGGCTTCGCGCCACATGAACCGGGATGGCGGGCCGAGTCGGCTGGTGAGCGCCGACGAGAAATTCGGTCGTTGGCGTGAGAACGGTGCTCGAGACTGGCTACCGCCAGCACGGCCGGCCATGTCGACGATTGCTGTGGGGGCGTCCTTGGTGGTGACTCTGACGACGTTGGTGACGATCCGGCCGGGGCGGTCGATGTAGCGGCGCGGTTTGCGGGTATCGAGCTTGACGGCGACCTTGCGACGGTTCGCCCAGCCGGTGCGACCGCTGTGGGCCATACCGGACAGCGGAGGGCCACCGGGGATGGCCTGGTTGATCTTGTCGGCCAACGGCTGGACGGTCTTGCGGATATCTCGCCGAATTTCTTTGGACAGTTCTTTGTCCAGTTTGTTGAGGTCACGGAGCGTTTCTTTCAAGCCGACGACTTGGGCTTTCATCACGCTCCTCCTTGGCTGTGCTCGAGGAGAAGCCGGATCATTTCGTCAATGATGTTTGGCGGGCAATCCATCAGATCAAGCGGCGAAATGCCGGTGCGGATTGCGAGCTGTGCGATCAGGTTGACGTGGTAACCGGCGACTCCTTGGGTTCTTTTGGGACAAACTCCACATCCTGAAGCGTGTCAATGAACTGCGGCCACACTTTGACCATGACGTTGTGCTTGCGGAGCACTTCGTAGGCGAGGCGGGCCAATTGCTTGAACTTGATTTCCTTGAGGAACTGTTGCGGTGAGAGGCCGGGATGAGCGTCCTCCCACGCGCACGCAGCTCCGTAGGTGATCGGATGCTCGTGAATTTCTCCATCGAGCATGGTGATCTTCAGGTTCATTCCAATCATGTCGGGCTCCTAACTGGTTGTGGATCAGGTGATGTCGCGGGCCCAGGTGCCGCCGACGAACGTGACGGTGACCATGGACAGATCGCCGACGGTGCCGACCACAGGCGTGAAGGTCGACAGGTGCGCTCCGGTGATCGTGTATTCGGGGTTGGTGGCCGATTCGGTGGTGCCGTTCGGCGAAATCACGAGGGTCACCGCGTCGTCGCCGCAGACATCCCAAAGGGTCGCTTCGACTTCGGATGAGCCGTAGCTGTTGAACATGGTGAGGCTCACGTCGACGGACTGGAGGCCTTTCGTGTACTTGCGGCCCGTGTCGCCCATGGCGGTCGTCTCGAGCTGGTCGAAACCGACGGTGAGGGTGACGGACTGCACCTGATCGGACAGGTCGACAGCACCGATCGCCACGGAGGCGTTGGTGAGAGCGATGGTTGAGGTTGCCATTTGAGGTTTCTCCTAGGTGGTGTGAGCGCCGTAGCGCGAGGTGAGATCGTAGGCGGGCAGTTCTTGGGTTCCGATCTGGGCCAACGATGGTGAACCAGCGACGATCGCAAGCGTTCGCCGTTGGATGAGCGTGTCGACTGTGGTGAAGATCCAGTCGAGGGCGTCGAGGTTCCCTGGAGGTGCTCCGAGCACTCGGAGCGTCCAGGTCAGGTCGAGCACCTTGTGGGTAGTCGCTGTGATGGTGGGGAGCTCGACGAAGATAGTGAGTGGGCGGGCGTTCCGCGGGTCGGTGACAGGGACGTATCCGGCCGCAGTGATTTCGGCCGTGAGAGCGTTCCTGACGTCGTTGAGGGGGCCGACGGCCGTCATCACGCCACCTGGCTACGGTTGACGCCCAAGAGTTTGTGAATGTCGCCCATGCTCATGGCGGGCTGGGTGGTATCCATCACGTCGAACGACTGGAAGCCATCGATCGAGCCGCGACGTCGATACATCGAGGCGGCGAACAAGGTGGTTCCCAGGGTCACATCACCACCGGGGCTGGTGGTTAGGCTGTCGCGGTAACCGGCCTCCTGCCGCTTCCGATAGGCCCAGGCGTTCGCCGCGCTGACGCACGTCGTGATGAAAGCCGTATCGTTCGCCGATGCGGTCGCAATACCGAGAAATTCGGTCACGTTGGCGTTGGCGATCCAGGTGCAGGTGGGCGTCCAGGTGAGGGTGCCGAACGGCGTGATCGAATCTCGAGCGAGATCATCGCCAGCGTCGAGGTAAGCGATCTGATTGGGGATCAGCTCATCCCAGTCGTAGATCGGGTCGCCTTCGTCCGTGATGTCGATCAGAAGCGCCGTGGGTACGGCCACAACGGTGTACGTGCCGTCGAGGCCGTCCCCGACGCCTGCGACCACCACGGATTGCCCGACAGTGACGTCCGTGGGGGTGAGGGTCTGAATCACGGCGACGTCGCCCAACCTCATGCGGTGAGTGATGGAGAACGTCGCCATGATTCGATCCTGTGCCTCGGATTAGACGAGGGCGGCCTTGATGAACTTGCTGGGATCGATCATCAAGGTGGCGAAGTAGCCGCGGAATTTGATGATGCGGGACAAGGAACCATCGGTGGCTTCGACCGAAATCGCGCCCTTCTGTTGCTCGAAGATTTCGTAGCCGGTCGGGTCGCCCACGATCATCGTGTCGCCAGCGAAGTTGCGGTCGACGACGAGAGTGAGGCCGAACGCTGATCCGGCGGTGGTGGCCGGTGACAGCGAACCGTAGGCGTTCATGGGGCCGACCTGCGGGAACAATGGGCGTCCCTGGCCGTCCTCGAGGCGGCCGAGTTGCTGGAACTTGTTCGGCGAGACGAAGAAGTGGCTCGGGAGGTTGCCGTTGCTGTTCTCGAGGATGTCGCGGGCTGCGCCGTAAATCCACTGAATCCAGTAGGTCGGATCGGCGTTCTCGGACTCGTCGAAGTTGCGGGTGGTGGTAGCACCGGACAGGAGGTTGTCGGCGGCCACGTTGTCGGTGGTGTTGGCGTAGATGCGCGCCATGTCGTCCAGCAGGAGGCCGAGGACTTCGGGTTCCGTCCAGTCCATGTCCTCCTCGGACAGCTTGACGTAACCGCCGTACACTTCCTTGGTCACGTTATTGTTCGTGACGACGAAGGTGCCGGAGTCGAGGGCGGCGTTCTCGCCGTTCGATGCGCCGATGGTGGTATGGGTGGTCACCTCGGGGCGACGGAACACCTTGCCGCCACCGGGCATAGCCTTCACTCCGATGGCGTCGCACACGGGGCGCAGGCCGCGGAAGTTGTTGTAGACCGGGCCGATGATCGGCTCGGGCAAGATTCCGGGCGTGTCGGTCGTGATGACGTCCGGGGCGCCGGCGCGAATCTTGGCGTTGAATTCGGCGAATTCGGAGCCGCCCTTCAGGAACTTCACGATGTATTCGCTGGCCGACGGAAGCGTGAACGGCTTGGCCGGCTGGGCGAACTGGATGGGCTGGGTGGGGATGACCGCCGGGGCGGCGGCCTCGATGGGTTCTGACATTGAATCCTCCTCGGACTCGGTTGGGGTTTCGGGGGTTTCGTCGTTCTCCTCCTCGGGTGCGGAGGCGGCGACTTGTGAAATCCGAGCCTGCTCGAAGGCGGGTTCGGCGACGATCGACAGCTCCTTGAAATCGGCTGATTCGACGATCATTGTGCCGGAGTTGTCGAACGAGAATTTGGTGGGTACCACGCCGACGCTGACCGAATCGTAGGCACCCATGAGAAGCAGGGCCATGGTGTCGTCGGCGTCGCGGGTTTGGGCCAGTCGGGCGGTGAACATCATGCCGTCGTCGGTGTTGACGCGCTCGGTCACGATGCCGCGCACCTTGCCAGGATCGTGGCCCTCGAGCAATCGAGGGGGGCGACCATCCTCGGGCAACGACCCTGGCATGAACATCACTTTGGTTCCGAGTGAGTCGGTGGTGGTGACGTTCCACGGTACGGCGAGGCCGGTGATCGACCTCGAGGGCTGGC